CACCAACACTACAAGTAACCAGAAGCTCTGTAGCTTCTTCACGTAGCATTTCAGCAGTCATAACTTTTTTGTTACGTTTTAGTTGACGATTCTGCATAGCTGCGATAGCATTACGGTAAGTTGAGCTGCCGGGGCCGTATACAGTGATTTGCACAGGTTTCTTTTTAGCGTCACCATCTGCGAACAATAGTTCATCAGTTACAGGGTGACGTAGTTGTACAGTTGCGGTTTCTTTTGCACTTAGTGATTCGATATTAAACATTGTTATTCCTTTATAAAATTGTCGGTGTTATAGTAGAGAGTATTTCTCTGGTTTTAAAAATTAGATCATCGACATTGACGTCTTTGAATGTTTCCGTATAACCATCAAATTTCATGGTCGGATTTTTATATATTCTTCTTAAATAGCGTAGTACTTGTTTCTCTGCAACATGCGGTATATTGCCGTCATCAAAGTGGAAAGATAATATCTCTGTAAAATTTAACTGTGAAGACCTGTTAATATTGTGTATACGCTCTAGGATGGTACGATTAGTAATTCCAACTTTTAGGTAGTCTGCACAAGCTATTATATACAAACTTCCGGGACGGTTTTTAGAGAAACCACACCCAGCATTACATGAACAATCTTTACAACCGAACCCTCTCAGATGGTCGTTAGCAACCTGATAGAATTCCCCATGTTCCTTGCATATTATTTTAACTTTTAGGTTTGTAGCCTTATAGCAAGTACTTGAGTAGTCATATTTGTAACCATGAATCTCATTGGACTTGTTTATAAAATACTCTGTAGAGTGTCTACGTTTTTCAGTATTTAGTATGGTAGAACACTTTTTACAACCCTGACCTTGTAAATGATTAGCAGGCCTCTGTCTAAATTCCCCATGAATTTTACAGATTATACTAACTTTAGAGGTAGCACCCTTGTACTCTACTAGCTCATAAGAATACTTCCCTTTATGTACTGAAAGGGCTTGTAATATAAAATTGTCAGTTGTTGTAAGTTTAGACTCAGAGAGTTTAACCGCCTTACACTTTGGGCACCCAACACCTTTCATGTGGTCGTGTGGTTTCTGTGTAAATTCTCCATGACTTCTACAAATTATTGTTACCTTTTCCCTGCTGTTTTCATATTCCACTTTGGAATAATCGTATCTACCGTTGTGAATATCTTCAAACCTGTTTACAATTTCAGAAGTTGTTAGTTTTCTCATTCATACCTCTGTAATTATTATTGATATAGAACTAACCTGTCACGGTATTTACTAATTAGGGTGAAACAGGGGCCGAAGCCCCTTGTGTTATACTTTCCAGATTTGGGAATCAATTTCCACGTTACAAGTAGAAGAAGTGATTGAGTCTACACCACCTACTTGAATTGGATATCCCATAGCTTGAGCAGTAAACAGGAACTCTGTACCGTCCTGAAGCTCTACTTTATAACTATAGCTGCTATCACTATCTACAGCCGCAGCTAGAAGAGTTTGGCCTGGATCAGCAGGAGCGTATGCCATCTGTACAGCTAGAGTACCATTGTTGATACTACCCTTACGTTTAACTGTAATACGATTACCCAGAGGGTTGTGAGTAACTAGGTTGTAGGTACGCCCGAATTCCCCAATATCTACGACCTCGCCCACCTCGGTATAACTAACCGCTTGTAAACCTGCTAAATTTACTGTTGCCGGTGGTAGACCAATCCATAGTTTACTACCTGCACTTGTCATTGCTAAAGACATTATTTATTCCTTATTATTTATTAAACTACGATACTAGCTACAACGCCAGCAGCACCAGTGACAGCAATAACACCATCAAGCCATGCACTAATCTTGTCAAGATTTACACACTTCATAGCACCTGCCGGTAGTACAATATCGTAACCACCAGATACATCTAGTGTTTGACCATAACCTTGTGGGGAAATTGTAGTGCTTGATGCACCATCAATCTTAACCGTTAGGGAGCCTGCTGTTGGATTACGAAGAGTTAGACGTTGATTTGAGCCACGAGCATATGCAAAAGTATCAGAAGCCCCAAGAGTTGTTTCTGTCACTGTAAAAGCACCTAGCTTGTCAGCAATAGTTGTTTGAGCAATAGTTGCCATTTTTATCCTTAAATTGTTTGTGTTTCACGTCTGTAATAAAATGTGACAGGAACTACCCTGTAACCATTTATAATTTCAGCTTGACCTGCATACCCCACTCGCTCTATACTTGTATCAGCAAACTTAGGAATGACAGGAAATAAATTAACAAGGGAGTTTGCAATAGCGTCTGTTTCAGCAGACCCTTCACCGTCAATTCCCCATACGTTAATATGGAATACCCCAAGCTCTCTATATCTAACACCATTAATACCTGCCATTCTTGGGGTAGCTGGCATTAGAATCGGCTGTAGAAATATTTGAGAGGTGGGCTTATTATAGCTAATACCTTCCCAAGCTACTTCTATTGGAGGGTTTTGAGCAGCAGCCCATGTATTGAGCCTGCTCTCTAAATCTGTACGAACAGACATTATAAATCCTCATTAATTAGGATAATTAATATCCGTATTTTGAAAGTATTTCTGCAATAGACCTACTAACCATTGCGTAAGGGCCAGTCTTACCAGACCATCTAGGTTCAGGCCAACCAATCTTTTCTGCTAGGTTTACGTAAGGTGTAGCATTAGTAAATGAGATATACCCATCTTGCTTGAATGTACCATTAACAATAATTGTATCAATACGTTTATGAGCGCCTGTTTTACTAGGGCCGGGACGTTGTTGTAATGATGTGTTAATGGAGTTTACAGCAGGTTGCCAATTGTTTACTAGCTCGCCGGGAACATTTATCAATCCACCGGGGTACTCTGAAAGACCTACAGGAGTTAGTTCTACAACACTATGACAGAAATCCCTAGCAATCTTACAAACGCTTTGATCTACCTCTTTCAATTGCTTGTTAGCAATCTTCCTGAGTTTATCTGAAAAAGATTGTCTTGCCATTGCTCTTCCTATTTAATGTATTATAGAATGAAGGGCAGAGTTTGTCAATAGTTTAGCAAGCCCCCTTTGGCCTGCATACAAGAACAATTGTACGACTATCTTCAGAATTGTTTGTAGTGATAGTATTTGTTAGATAATACAATCTACCATCATCACCTTCATTTACTTTAATACTTGTGCTATTCCCGACAACAGAACCGTCTGTTAATGTTAGTGTGGGAGTAATTGCCCAATTACTTGTTACAACAGTATCTGGGGTAACTTCTGCTGTCCAATCAAAACCGTAAAATACATTAGAATTTGGAGCATGAATGATTTCATATAAACCATCAGGGCGAATTTTAATTGTCATATTAACCTCTGATATAACATTCCCATAACACGCTATTTAAGGTGCTTGGGTTTACTTGTTTAAATGTGAGAATCTTATAAATCTTCCCACCAATCTTTACTCTATCCTGATTAGGGTATAAAGACCCTGTTTCATTGTTGTAGTAAAAACCATCATCCTCTGTTGGTTGAATGAATAGCTGCTTATCACCCATTTCAATCAATGTTCCAAGCTTTGTCTGATCCCCGTTGCTTTGTAGAGTTAGATCGAACATAATCCCCCTACAAGGGATTTCTAGCTCTGTGATAGGGGCTGATGAGGTAGAAGGGTTGTAAGCGCCTTTAACCTGCCTTACTACGCTCATATCAAAGCCATATCGTTGCATCTCTTTAGTTACAACTCTAGCAAACTTATCCATAGAGGCAGAGTAGCAACTCATGGTAATGCCTCTAATACTTCATAGCTAGTTCCTGTTGGATAGCCATTATTCCATAGCTTTGAGAATTCAATTAATTTATTATCTTCATCAACGCCTGTTACAATAGCTAATGGGGAGATATTCATAATTGCAGGGTTACTTACAGTGTCAATAATAAACTGTCTATATTGTTCAAAGGCTTGATTGTCAAAAGACTCAAGTTGACCTAGCTTGCTTCTAGTACCATGTGATAAAATTGCTAGAATATATTGTGCTAAGGTACTTGCAGCTTTTACCAGATTACCGTTACAATCTGTTAGAGTCTGTGTATACACTTGGTCTGGGAGAAACGTCAAGTCCCGCCAATCGCCAAGTCTTAGGCGTAATTTTCCAATGTCTGTACTTGGATCAATCATTGTCATTTATAAATTCCTTATTCATGTTATCTCTCAGAAAGTGAAAGGTAACGTGAATAAGCCCCTCCGAATGGAGGGGCATCTTTGTAAAGAAACTGGTAGATATTTATTCTACAAAGTGTCTTAATTAGCTTTTGTAATTCTAACCTTAGTTAAGGTCAATTACTGGTCACTGCTTCTACGATCAATCCCGGACGAAGTAGACCGCAAGCAAAGTTGGATTCAGTTTCGATTTCGATCTTAGTACCGTCTGGGGCATCTTTTTCAAAGTAGTACACTTGCTCGCCAAGGGTACCCACTAGACCGAAACGCTCTGCTGGCGAGAAGTACATTCTGAAAGCATCAGTACCTTGACCAACAAAGTAAGCTTTACCAGCAGGGATCATCTGAACGCCATTGTGTTTGTCACGACATTCAACGAACTGTACACCACCGTAGAAGAACTCACGACGTACAACAGAAGCACTGTTACCAGCAGCTAGACGTTGACGTAGAGGCTCTTGTGAAGAGCTGTAATACTGATAAGCAGCTTTAACATTAGGATGCTTAATTAGGGCTGCGAACCAAGTTGGTGAACAGAATGCTACAACACCACTGATTGATTGACCATTACCAGCATTGTCTTGAATTGAAGCAATACACTGTTCGATTTTGTCTAGAATCTCAGTGCTACCAGTACCAAATACGAAGTCTACTGAAGTACGGGTAAAGCTAAACTCACTATTCCAATCCTGAGTAACAGTACCTGATGGAGCGTATACAGTGCCAGCAGTGATAATCTGAGCACGGGCTACCTCAAAGGTTTCATCCCAAGCGCGGCGGATACGTTCCATTTTACGGGTACGTAGATTAGCTAGCATTTCAGCTTCATCTGCACTACCGTAAGCACGTACATTTACCAAATCTTTAGGGTAAATTGCATCGTCCATGTTGAAGTGAGGGATAACAAATGAGTGAAGTTTACGGGTGTAATCTTTACTTTGGTTGTGACGATCACCACGAACACGGTCAACAATTACAGTGCTGTCTTTAATAGTTTCTTCAAAAGTAACAGCACTTGAAGCTACTGGCTCATCTGAGAAAATACCAAAATCTTGAATAGTGGTATAAGTATTTGGGATTA